ACCTGAGCGTTTTGATAATATGCTAAACGCATACAAAAATAAATAATTAACCTTTAATATTTGAGATATGTCTTTAAATGATTTTCAAGATACAAGAGATCAAAGAAGTGCTGAAATTTCTTGGCCATTTGGTCCTGCTTTAGCTAATAGCATTGATTATGCTGCTGCAATTGAAATTAATCCATTAAATGCTTTTGAAGTTGATACTTTTGCATTATTGACTGGAGATGTTGCTTTAACATCTGTACCAAGTGAAGATTTGTATGTAGGTGCTTTCTTAATCGCTAAATTTACTGCTGATGCTTCAATCAGAACTGTAACTTTAGGGGCTGGTTTTGAGTGGGATAATACAGATTATGCTGGTGGAGCTGTTGCAGTTGCTGCTACAAAAACTGTGAAAATGTCGTTCGTTTATGACGGTTCGGCTTATGTTTTAACTAATGTAATTAAAGTAGACTAATTATGAGTACTTTCGATATTGGGCATTATAGAGAAGCCCTAAAACCTGTTATTACAGAAAACTTATTGCCAACAACTTCATTTATGAATTTGGCTAAAAACGACACTGAGTATGTTAATGGTACTTTAGTTCGTACTCCACAACGTGGAAACTTGCCTTTAGCTGAAATCAACAGAGAAATTGTCCCAGCACAAGGAACAAAAAGAAAAGACGGTGTTTACGAATATTATTTATCAGAATTTACAACTAATCCAACAGTTGTTTCTGTAAATGAACAATTGCTTGTAAGTTATGACAAAAAAATGTCAGTTATTACTGATCACTTGGATAGATTACAACAATTAACTGCTGAATCTACTTTGGACGTTTGGAGTCCTGACGGTGGTGGTTTAGTTGCTGGTTCTCGTATTTTTGAAACAACTGGAGGTTCTCGTCCTGCTGCTTCAATTCCTTCTTTGGATATTGACGGTACACCAATCGTTTTGACTGGTAATCGTAAAAGAATCACAAAGGAAGATTTTGTAAACATGAATAATCGTTTTAATAGAGAGAATATCTCTAAACAAGGACGTGTTTGTTTAATCACTTCGGACCAAATGCAGGATTTAATGTTGATTCCTGAATTTGTTGATGCAAACAAAATGGGTTCAAATCAATCTAAATTGGTAGAAGGTTCTGTTGGTCGTTTATTAGGTTTTGATATCTTTGAACGTTCTTCTGTATTATTATATTCTGCTGATGCTGTTTCTAAAAAGAACAATGTTACTCGTGAGGGTATTGCTGAAACTGATTGTGAAGCTGCTTTATTTTGGCAACGTGACATGGTTTGTGTTGCAAAAGGAGAAGTTAAATTATTCTTAGAAGAAGAAAAGCCTGAGTATTATGGGGCTTTGATGTCTGCAATGTGTCGTTTTGGTGGTTCTACTTACTACAAAAGCGCAAAAGGTGTTTTTGTCTTAAAAGATGGAGTAGCTTAACATGGATTATAAAAATTTGGAAAGATTAGCATTAGAGTATTTTAAGAAAAACCCTAGTGCTAACCAAATTTGGATAACAAAAGATGGATTACTTTTTTCAGAGAAAGAAGTAGCACAAAAGCGATCAACTCGTTTTAATCTTGGTAAACCGAATTTGTTTGAAAGAGTGGCTGAAAAGCCAAAGGCTGGAAAGCCTAAAACAGAAAAGGAAGTTTCATCAAAAAAGGATAAATAATGCCAGTAAGTGATGTAAAAATAATCAAAAACAGTGGGGGTTTAGGGAGAACTGATGCAGCAAAGGACCATATTTCTGGTTTATTGGCGTATATTCCTTCTTTGCCTGCTGCTTGGGGTGCAGAGGGGGTTAAATTAATTACCTCTTTAAAGATTGCTGAGGGTTACGGTATTACTTCAACAAGTGATGACGAAACAACAGCAACAGCAACAATTACAGTTACAGGAGCAGGATTAGAAGACGAAACAATTACAGTTTCTTATGATGGTCTTGTTTTAGGGGTTGCGACAATTCCTAATACTCCAACTACTACAAATGTAGCCACAGCAATTAGCGCTGCAATTAACGCAAATACAGCAACAACTGGCTATTCTGCTGCTTCTGCTGTTGCAGTTGTTACAGTAACAGCAATCAAGGGGTTAGGTATTTCTATTAATACTGGGGCGTTAAGTGTTGTTCATAGTGGGGCTTCTACAAATACAGCAACGCCATTTGCGGGTGGTGTAGGTTCAACAATCAATGTTATTAATTATCATGTAGAAGAATTCTTCAGAGCCAAAAGCGATGGTATTCTTTATGTTGGATTGTACACTGAACCAGTTGGAACAATTAATTTTGCGGAAATTGCAAACGTACAAAACTTTTCTAATGGCACAATTAGACAGATTGGTGTATGGCAGAAAAAAGATGCTTTTGCTACTTCTCAACTTGGGACAGTACAAGCAATATGTACATCTTTATTCGCTTTACATACTCCTTTGGAAGTTGTTTTTAATGCAGAGATTTCAGCAACTGCTACAATTACTGATTTGTCTTCATTGGCTGGGTTAAGTAATAATCAAGTGATGACTGTAATCGGTCAAGATGGAAACAATTTAGGAAATGACTTATTCAATGCACTTGGAAAAAGTGTTGGTTGTGTTGGTACTGTTTTAGGTAGTATCGCAGCAGCAGACGTTGCAACTTCAATTGCTTATGTTTCTCAATTCAATATTGGAGCAACAGCAGAATATCAAGAACCTGCATACTCAAATGGAACATTATTAAATACAATTGACGAAAATACAAAAGTATTATTGTCTAATCGTAGATATGTCTATGGTCGTAAGCGAATCGGTTTAGATGGTACTTTCTTTAATGCTTCTTCAACTTCAATCTCAGAAACATCTGATTTTGCGACAATGGAGAACAATAGAACAATTGACAAAGCAAGTAGAGAATTAAGAACATACTTAATCCCTTTATTGAATAGTAAATTATTTGTAAATGCTGATGGCACTTTGAATTACGAAACAATTTCAACATTTCAAGTAGCAGGAGATAGAGCATTGCAAAATATGTTGAATGCTGGTGAGATTTCAGCTTTCTTAATTTCTATTGATGAAAATCAAAATGTTTTATCTACCTCAAAAATTATAGTTACTGCAACTATTATTCCTGTTGGTGTAGCCAAAAATATTGAAGTTCCTTTATCTTTTGCAGTTCAATTAGCTTAAATTTAAAAAGTCATGGCAAAAACATTAGTAAACGGGGTCGAGTATAGCTGGGTTGATGTGAGAATCAGAATTGGAGCAACTGAAATTGTTGGTTTAACTTCTTTGACTTACAATACTAAGCAAGAAAAAGCAAATATTTATGGTACAGGCGAACAGCCAGTATCAAGAGGAAAAGGATCGAAGGAATACGAAGGCTCAATGTCTTTGTTAATGAGTGAATTAGAATTATTAAGAGCAGTAGCAACTGATGGAGATGTTACTAATTTAGCTCCTTTTGATTTACAAGTAACTTATGCACCTACTGGTGATCCTACAAAATTGACAAATCATACTTTACAGAATTGTGAATTTATGGAAAATCCATCTGGAGGAAGTCAAGGAGATACTTCTTTGCCTCAAGATGTTCCATTTATTTGGGCAGGATTTAAGAAAACATAGTAATAATTATTAAAGAGCAACAAGATGAATATTACAGCAGAAAACGAAAATGAAGCCAAAGAAAAGGCTATAAACTTACTAGAACAAGCAAAACAGAAAAAAGAAGAACTAATCTCTAAGTATGATTTGGATGATGTTGATGTTGTTTCTGTGAATGGTAAAAAAGGTGTTGCCTTTGCTTACCTGAAGGAATTTAACATGACTGCTTTTTCTCTTACTGTACAATTTCAAGCTGAACCTATAAAGGCACTTGAAATGATTTTTAAATTACTTGTATTAGAAGAGTCTGATAAATTAATTTTTACTGATTCATATAAGATGCAAGTGTTATTGTGGATATCAGAAAATTCTGTAAAAAAAAATGCGAACTTAATAACCTTCTAAAACTTTATGAGTTATGAAGCTATTTCACATCGCAAATCAAATAAGATTTAATCATTATAGTATTCTTGTTGCTCTAGATAATCCGATTATAGACTTTTTACAGTCTATGTCGGATTTATCTACAATAAGAAAAGAAAACGCTTTAATGAGGATGTATCTGAATATTGATACTGATAATATTAAAACTTTGGAGGATTGGGCAAGGCTAAACGGTGAAATGTGGTACGCTTTGAAAGTCACTGGCAAGGTTAGAAAAGATAAAAACGGTAAATATTACTTCGCAAACAATGGCTAATAAGGTAACATACGAAATTGATATTGACAGTAAAGGCGCTGTTGCAGGAATAAAAAAAGTAGATAATGCTATTGATGGTTTAGATAAAAATGTATCTAAAAGTAGTAAATCTATGGGGGGATTAATGGATTTATTAAAACCTTCTCCTATGGCAATTGCTGCTGCTGCTGTTACTGGCATTGGTATTGCCTTTGGTTTTGCTGCAAAGAAAACAATGGAGTTTGACAAACAAATGTCCTCAGTAAAAGCTGTAACAAATGCTACTGATGAAGACATGGCGAAACTTCGTGAAACTGCTTTAAAATTTGGTGCTTCAACTTCTTTTTCTGCTACTGAAGCAGCTAAAGGATTAGAATTTTTAGGCATGGCAGGTTTTACAGCGAAACAATCAATTGAGGCATTACCAGGTGTTTTAAGTTTGGCTGCTGCTTCTGGCATGGAGTTGGGGCGTTCTGCTGATATTGCTTCAAATATTTTATCTCAATTTCAAAAACCAGCATCCGAAACAAATAACTTAGTTGATTTATTAGCTAAAACAGTGACGAGTTCTAATCAGAACATGGAGCAATTA